TTGGTTTCCGCAAAGGGCAGTCTGCTTACGATAAAGGATTAAAGTTTATCAATGATTTACTTGATGTATCCGAAGGGGTTGAGTCATCAGCTTCTAATAAGATGTTCTTGGGTAACGGTAATGCTTGGAGTTCTTTAAGTGATATAGGCATGTCCATGCCAGCTCTTGGTAGGCAGTCTATCGAAAACGNTAAGAATACCTTCTCCAACATAAAAGATTTTGGTTGGCTAAAAACAGCATTTAAAACATTGCGTCTTGATAATATCAACACCATATATGGCAAAGAATTGCCATCTATCCAAACACTGCTTGATGCAATTGAGACTCGTACTGGTAGAGTACAACAAGAGCGTACAAAACTAGAGAATAAAGTAAAAGAATTTAGGAAGATTGAAACTAAATTCCCCGAAGCAGTTAAGAAAATGGATGACATGGCAATTGATGCCAGACTTGCGGGGATTGAATTAGTATCTCAAATTAACCCTAATTTTAAACCTGATGCTAAAAACTTAGCGGAATACAACAGGTTAAAGAGTGTATATAACTCTTTACCAAAAGAAGTTCGTGAGATGTACGACAGTATTCGTACTGACTACCAAGACGCGATCAATGGTTATCTGCATTTATTAATTGGTGATCCAGCCAAGGGTGTACCCGGCATGGTTGAGCCTGGTCTTGCACAAAAACTTAAAGCCCAGTTTGAAGCTGAAAAGCGCGTTGCTGGTTATGTGCCATTTAAACGCTATGGTAATTTCTGGGTAGAGTATGCAGATCCTGCAACGGGTGAACGTGTGGCAAGCTCCTTTGAATCTATTCGTGAGCGCCAACAATTTGTAGATGCAAATCTAAAAGATACGCCACATAAGTTATATCGCAATCTTGAGGATATTAGATACCAGCCCGGGACTATCCCACCCACTAGATTTATTGGTAACTTGATGGCTACCTTGCAAAAACAAGGCGCTTCACAAAACCAACTTGACTCCGTATATCAGACATACTTGTCTTTGTTCCCTGCTGAATCAATCAATAAGCAGTTTATGAAGTCTAAGAATGTGCTTGGTATGGAGAAAAATACCCTGCGCAACTATAGCAACACGATGTGGTCATGGACTAACAAACTTGCTAATACGGAATTTGGTCCGAAGATTGATAAGGCTATTGAAGGTATTAAAACAGAAGCAAGTAATGCGAATACCCTTGAGACTGCGGCGGTTGCCGAAACCATTGCAGAACAAAATAACTTTTTCCACAACCCAACATTTGGAAACTTAACTCATACCGCCACTGCGCTTAGTTACTTCGAATACATTGCAGGTAACGTATCGTCTGCAATAGTTAACTTAACTTCTTTGCCAATGCTTGTATGGCCCACATTAGGTGGTAAGTTTGGGTTTGGTAAAACAAATTCTGCTATGGCAGCCGCAGGTAAACTAGCTCTGGGCGATTGGAGTAAGGACGCAAGATACAAGAACTTGTATCAAGCTATGATGGACCACGATCAGCTTGGACATACAACTGCACGCAATGTACTTGAAGCAAAAGGTGGAGCGCCTGGATTCTCTAGTCTGTACGGCAGAATATTAGATGGCTTGTCAATACCGTTCTCTGCATCTGAAAGATACAACCGTGCAACCACAGGTATCGCTGCATATGATTTAGCAAAGCAAAGCGGAATGAGCGAGGCAGAAGCTATTAAGTATGCGCTAACCACTACAAAAGATCTTCATACGTCAGGTCTAGCTTCGACAGCGCCGCTGTGGATGCAGAACCCAGTTGGTCGTGTTATGTTTACCTTTAAGTCCTATGCATGGAATAGTGCATTTGTCATAGCGCGTGCTTTCCATCAGGCTTTTAAGAATGAAGATCCAGCTATCCAACGCGCCGCACGTAGACAACTTTTAGGTATCTTTGGGATGTCTATGGCTTTTGGTGGTATCAAAGGTCTGCCTTTCCACGGAGCAACAACTTTACTTGCGACTATGATCCAGTCCTTATTTGGGGATGACGATGAGCCATTTGATGTGGATGAGGAAATGCGTGACTTTTTTGGTGAAGCTCTTTACAAAGGCGCATTTAACTACGTAACAAATTTAGAAACATCTAATCGCACAGGACTTGCAACTGATCTAATCTTTAGGGATGACCCAAGGGGCGTTGCCGATCACGGTTATGCTTTATCTGCTATGCAACAAGCTTTTGGACCTGCTGGTACATATTTGGTCAATGCAGAAAATGCGATCAAGTTAATGAAGGAAGGACACACAGAGCGTGCGATTGAGTCATTATTGCCAAGCTTTATCCGTAACGGATTTAAAGGCGCAAGGTACATGAATGAAGGCGCATTGACGCTAAAGGGTGATCCAGTTCAAGAAGATATAAGTGCATGGAATAGTATGATGCAGGTAGCAGGATTTGCCCCTGCCGAGTTATCTAGTATTTACGAAAAAACCTCTGCAGCAAAAGCAGCGGAGAATCAAATTAAACAACGCCGTACCGCTATCCTAACCGCATACGATATGGCACGTACATCTGGCGATGATGACTTGATGCAAGAAGTTAGAGAGCGTCAACAAAAATTTAACGAAGCGCATCCGACCGACAGAATAACTCAAGAGAGTTTAGAAAAATCTCATCGTGCACGGGTTGAGAATGAAAAGAATGTAATAAATGGCGTTACATTTAATAAACACTTAGTTAAAGAAATTAAACAGAATTACTTTAATGAGGAATAAAAAAAGCCCCCCAACTCATTAGTGTCATTGGGGGGCTAAATCTACTAAGGAGAGTAGAGTGCAGTTGGCATTGTATCTTCATTTCTCCAGACCCGCAAGCCATACACTTTATTCTCTATAACTTGTTTGCAGGTTATATTTAAGCCAAGCCGCCGCGCTTCCTTGCGTACATACCGTTCAACCGTCAATCTATCTATGCATGGTATGAAGAAGGAAGTGCCTGGCTTAAACTTATCCCACTCAATCAGTATCGTCAGATTCAGTACCGTCAGCATTTAAGATTACATTCTCGTTGAAGAAGTCCAGTTTGGTAGTATCAAAACACAGAGCATTTACTGGCGCTTGAGTATTGGCAATCGTTCCTGCAGTCATACGCTTTTTCTTAATCCCAAGCAAGCTCTTATTCTTGCGGTAGGGAGCAAGTGACTCGTCAAAGTTTGTAAAGGTCTTAGAGCAATCATCTCGGTATGACCGAACAACAACATAAAGCATCTTAGTATCAGGCTCGTACCGGATAGTCAGCGCACCTCGTGGTTCTCTCATCGGACCATGCTCAAGTCCAGTCCTATTATCCCTCGCGCCATTGATAACAAGAATCTCGTGGAAGTGACGTTGCAAGAACGCACCTAAGAACTCGTCATTATCGAACATGTATTCGCGGGTTCTGTTTCTTGTTTCGCCTATTAAGTTTATTGCGTAATTGAATACTGGCTTGATTGGGATATTATGCAGCCCCAGCGTCTTGGCTATTGTGCCTCCTGTTATAGCTAATGAAGCCATAAGCGCCCAGTACCTCTCGTTGTTTTTAATTCCTGCGCCCTGCTCAACTCGCAAATAAATCTCGTCCATCTTGGCTTTGATCATAGGCAACTGCCCAACCAAGCATTGTGAATAAGGTTCGATTGCGTGCCCATAGTTGTTCATCAGCCTACCAAAGTGTTGCCTAGCCCAAGTAGCATCATCATGCGGATCAGGTTTTATGTTGATCTCCAGAACACGCTTTAATTCACCATCAGGAAAGTTCTTTATAGAAAGCAATGCATCAGTTACGGATCGGTTGGATGAAGTTACCAAGCCAGTCTGCCACTTCGTGTTGTTAGCACGTTCTGCGTTCTCATGTTGCTTGTATCGGTTCTTAGCTCTACCAGAAGTTACGTCATAGACCTGTTGCGACATCACATCAGGAGCCATATTGGTAATCTCGTCCATCGTTACGGCAAAGTTTTGCATCACACCAAGCCTACCCATGCGTGAGTTGTATGTATCTTTTGGGGATAGCATTAGCTCTTTGGGTCTGCCGTAGATACTGTTGATACCTTGCAAAATAGTGGTTTTCCCTGATCCCGATTCCCGACTAAATAAGTTGAGCAAGAAGCCATCAAGGGGAGTAAGCTTCATAAGAAGCGTGCCAAATCCCATGAAGAAAGCAAAAGCTCTGTCCTCCATACCTTCTTTGCCGTACACATTGATAACATCTTTCCATACATGGAAGTCACCTTTGCTTTGGAATAACGGCACATGCGGTAATGTCGGAGATGATGGTGGACTATATACCGTCTCAGTTGCACGGATTTCTCTATCGCCAATTATGATGCCCGACTCGTCTTCTAACCAGCCAAATTGTTTATGCGCTTTTTCTGCTTTCGAATTCATTTGTAATTCCTCTACCCATTTTGTTACGTATAACATAAGTGAATCTTGTTTCTTTCCAAGTGCCGTTACCCCATGAGATGCAATAGTTGCAATGAATTTCTCTTTAGATAACACATGATGTAATGGCATGATGAAGTCACGCACGCCGTCTTTTGGTAAGTGAAGCCTAAGTAAAACTGTTTCGCCCAAGTCAGGATCTTGCATGCGCTTGACCACATAGAAGTCATATGGGTAAACTAAATCATCTTGCTCTTCATCATCCTTGGTTTTGTTGTGGATATAAATACCACCGTTCTTTCCTCTAAAAAATGGGTAAGGGTATTTAGGAATTACATATTCTTTAAGCTCTTTAGTTTCCGGTTGTAGCCCAACAACTTTGTTGTCTTCTTCAGTAGCTTCGATAATTTCTTTGCCAATCTGAATAGGGCTAGTAATCTTGAGCGTACATCCCTCGCAACCGCTTGGGTTTAATTTCTTAAATGTCTCGCATGTATATGGACCTTTAGTCTCATCAGCCTTTTTCTCTGTCTCGTACTTGGAATAGTCGGGGTGCTTGCTAGATATAACATGGATAGCTTTATCTCTATCTACACATTGTTGTGCAATACTAAGCCCTGCCCTCCACATCGGTTCTTCAAGCGTGGGTTGGTTGTCATAGATATAAGCTATCTGATTACACCCCGTACCTTGCACCGACTTGATAAGTATGGTCTTAAATCTAGATTGGCTATTACCCATGAGCGCAAGGGTCGCCGCATCCATAGGTCTACGATGTTCAGACTTAGCCAGATTCAGCAATATATCCGCACTTGGTACAAGAAGTTCTTGTATCTTAGTTAATGGTATGGGGGACCCAACCATCATAACTTCAACCAATATTGGATTCGTTGGGTCTTTGACATGGTAGCTCTCAGGTAGCCTAAGAACTCTAGCCGCTTCGCCAGTAACCGCAGGATCGACTTGGAAATTGTGTTCAACACAAAGCTCCTTCAGCCTTTCCGCATGTGGCTTCCAATCTAATTTTGCCATAGTTTCTTGGACTGCCCAATAAATATGAGCGCCCATACCTGACTTGACAACCGTTGGCTTTGGTAATTTAGTAGCCTTGCAAAAAGCGCGTAGTGCAGTCAACCCTTCTTCTAAATTTGTATACGGCTTATTAGGTCCACAATCTAAGTCAATATAAAAAGATCTTAAGGCAAAAGCCGCTTTAGCAGTCCGTCCTTCTTTTGGGTCGCCATACTTTGCCATAGCAAAGAATACATTGAATCCATCCTTACCAAGTGCATCACCTTCTNTAGAAATACCATCAAGGTCTTTTACAAATCTTTGTCTAACAACATCTTCATCGTTAACTACCTTAGTACCAAATACACAATAATGTTCATTTTCGTTTAGTGGTGGTAAAACCAGAGTTAAAAACTCTTTTCTTGTAATCATAACCGTCCTAGCGTCTCGTCTAAAGGGGGAAATGGGCAGGGATGAGACGGAGCATCCTTTTCGGTAGCTAACCTAGCCCCCCAAAAATGTTAAGCTAATTTAATAATTAACTTCTGCATTTTCTCTGCGTGTTTACCCGATACAACTGATTTACCTGAGAACCAAGAATAAATAGTTACCCGACTAACACCAAAGAATTCAGCTACATCTGTGACGGGAATATCCCGATCAATACAAATTTTGCCTAGTCTAACTCCAAGAAGACTTTGATTAGCCTTTTTGTTCGCATCTGCCATTTGAAGGGAGTAACCTACAGGCATTACTCATCATCCCATTCGTCAAGAATCTTGGAAAGATCTTTCTTAGGTGCGGGTTCTTCCTCTTTCTTGGCAACTCGTTTCTTGGGTTCTTCAGTCTCGACTTCAGCTTTCGGTTCTGCTTTTTTCTCTTCCTTGACTTCAGCCTTTTGAACTGGTGCTTCAAGTTTTGGTTTTGCACCGTCAGCTTCTGCAACAGTCATAGTAATTGCCTTGTGAGCAATCTCAGACTTACCTTGGTTAATTACAACTTGGTGGTCATTTGCATCTAGAACCTTAACAGGTTTGAATGTGAGTTTAGGTGTTGCGCTATCGGTATCAAAACGCATCTCAGTTACAACCGCAGTAATTGGTATACCTTTACTTCCAATCATTTTTGCGTATGTTTGGAGAGGCCATTTGCCGGGTTCCCCTGCACCAAAGATTGACGCACTTGGTAGTGTTAATTGGAATATGTCGCCCTGCAAATCATTGGCTAGTACAACCGCAATGCGTTGTTGGTAACGGCATGCACGGCTATCGCCTTGACCTGAACCTTTGACGTTTTGTTCGCAGTCCATGCACCGCTTGGCTTGTGGGATTGAAGCTTTTGCGTCAGGAAATTCGCCGTCAGCAGACCAGCAATCAGGTACAGTTGGTTCGCTACCTTCAGTAAAAGACTTCAAATAGAAAGTCCTTGAAATTTTAGGCGCAGCCGCAACTACAACTACGTTCATCGAACGGTCTTCATTCTTAGCAATTTCTTTGCCGTTGACCATCATGCGCCATACCCCGCCTTTAATCGAGATACGCTTCATGCTACTACCACCGCCACCCATTAGGGCTTTAGTGGTCTCGTCAATTTCCAACTCTTTAAGGTAAGAAGGTAAACCTATGTCAAGCACTGAAAGATCATTACTCATACTAGCTCCTATTTTTTGTAATTACAATGGTTTGTTTAACATCCGCATTTAGCCCTGGTGGATGTAAGTCAGGGTTTTCTTCTAAGAACTGTGCCATCACAGAATTACTTATACGTTGTTGGTACAAGTGCGGAACTTTATGTTCTAGGATGAATGTGTTAAACGCATCCCAATCACTTGTCCAATAATGTTTACTAATCCTTTTTGACACAGTACCGAATTGGGTACGAATTGTTGAAGCTCCTTGCTCTTTGCAAATCTCTAGCAGTTGTGCTTCAATCGTGTCAATTTGCTCTTTTAACTCCTTATCCTCTTTCTCTAACTCTCTTCGCCTGTCTCTTATTTTTATATAGACCTTGGCAAGTTTCTCTGCATTAGGTTCTTCACTCATTGCACTCTCCTTTATATAAGTCGATTAGTCTTGTATGTATGTCCACCTTTTCAGATAGCATCTTATAGATGCGCTTCTCGACCGGGCTTCCTTGTAGGTGAACGACTGTACAAGGATTGCGTTGCCCAGCCCTATGCACACGTGCATTAGCCTGTAAATATGTTTCTATAGAAGTAATTGGTCCCCACCAAACTACCACATTCGCCGCGTGTAAAGTCACACCATGTGAAGCGGCTTGTGGTTGTATGACTAGAACTTGTGGATCTTTCTCAGCCTGAAATTTAGCAAAGATTTCCGTGCGTCTTGATGCAGGAACTGCACCATTAATAACTTCAGCCGTAATATTGTTCTTCTTTAATTCTTCCGCAATGATTTCAATAGCATGTCTAAACGGAGCAAACACAATAACTTTATGGCTTGCTTCCTCAATCACCTCAAGTAGCGCAGTCATTCTGTTCTTTGCATCAAACGCTACGATCTCACCATTATCGGAATAGACCGCACCACAAGACAGTTGTAATAACTTGTTTAAATTTGCCGCCGCATTTACTGTAGTAATTTGCTCGCCTGCGGCTATTGTCATCATATGTTTACGTATGGCTTCATAGAACTTAACCTGCTGTGGGGTTAAAGGCACATCCCTAGT